AGATACAGATGTATTGAGCAGCACAACGTTAAATTGATTACCTGTATGTGCAGCCACAGATCCATACGGATCAAAATTGAATGCCTCGCCCCCGGCAACACTGAATAAAAAATTCTCTATTGCCTCGTTTTGAGTGTCCGGCCATATAATAACAAGGGTAATTGTCTTGGTTGCCCTTCGCAGCACAGTTGTAGCATGGCCGCCCAATGATGTATGAATTGTTTTGGGGGTGTCCAAGCTCTCAACAAATTGCTGTAGCTTAACATCCATGCTGTAAGACGTTCCCGGCGTGAAACTTGTACTTGTTCCTGCCCTCGCTGATGCTGTGTAAATGATTGCTGCCATTATGCCCCCAGCTCAAACGCTTGTCTTGAATCTGACCTGAACAAGATTATATCCTTATTGTTTGTGGCATCTTGTATTGCGGGCACAATCAAGTTCTGTAGTATGTCTTCAGTCACAACACCGTTAACATTGATTGTAATTGTACCCTGCGTAGCCTGTTGCTGGGTCTGATTACTGTCTGCGCTAGTTGTCACTACCGGGTTGACCGCTGTCCCAAAAGTCCCCCCAGCGCCTCCCCCTGATCCTGATCCTGATGATATATTGGCCGCCTGAGCTATGCCGGTGGCAGCAATCAAACCTACATTAAGTGCCCCCAACGCCTCAGTTGCTGATGCTGCCGCATGGCCTGCTGGGGTGAAACCATAAAATTCATATGCCTTCATAACTGCTGCGCGTGTTGATACTATTGTTTCAGCAATCGCCAACGCTTTGGACAGGGCAATTGCCGCTATAGCGAACCCTTTGTGTTTTGCACCCAACGTTGACAACAGCGCAACACTATTAGTAAAGGCGCTTGTCTCCAATGACTTTCGTATAGTTGTGTATTGCAGAAGCGCATTTGCCTTATCCTTCTCAAGTTTTTTATGCGCCTCTGCTGCCTGAATCAATATGGCCTGTGTGAATGCAAAATCTGCGTCCATCTCCTCATTGGTCAACCCGGTAACAAAATTTGGTCTGTTGCTAACGTCCAAACCTGCCAATGGATCCTGATTGCCTATGTTACCCGGCTTCAGGTCATTCCCCCCGCCGGCGGGGGGAAACAACTTATCTAAGAATGACTGCAACTCATCCTTTGCGTTTCTCGTATTTTCTTGAATTGTTGACATTAGATCTGGTAGCTTTGATAACTCGCCCTGCGACACCAAGACAATAGCCGCTCCGAATCCACCAATCAATTGCTCTGCCTCCCCCGCCCCGAATCCAATCAGCTTAAAACCCGCAGCAACTTGTTTCAGTAACGGTGGCAATGTGTCCAGCTTATCGCCTTTGGCAAGAGTAGCAAAAGCATTGCCCACTGACGTTATGGCTGGGGCCAATGCCACCGCCGCCTCTGTGAGCTGTATCCCTATAACCTTGTGCATTATGTTTAATTGATCATTGGCCCTCTCTGAGTTCCGTATTAGGTCCTCACTCATAACAATACCAAGATCGCTGGCTTGCTTTTTAAAGGCCAGGATGCCTTCACTACCGGTACGGAACAGGTTTACAAGTGCCGCCCCCTCTGTGTCAAAGGCTTTGAATGCAAACAACAACTGTTGTTGAGTGTTGTCGGCATTTTTTATCCCGTCAGCGTACTCAAGCAATACCCGCTCGGCTGTCTTGAATTTACCATTATTATCTGTCAATGATATATTCATCTGAGCCAGGGTATCTTTCAACACCCCTGTACCCTTTTGAGCCTCGCCCAACCGTCTTACAAATCGTTGTATGCCTACGTCCAGAGCATTGTTGGCAACGCCTGTTTGTTCTGCTGCAAACCGATATTGCTGCAGTAAATCTGTGGTGACGCCCAATTTGTCTGCGGTCTTGCCCAGTCTATCAGCAAAGTCCAATGAGCTGTCTATCAGTTTAGTGAATCCGGCCCCTGCCAATGCTGCGCCCAGGCCCTTAGACAGTCGCGCAAAGGTCCTCTGGATGCCTTTACTGCGCTGCTGCGCCAGACGCTCAGCACGATTCAAAGACCGCTCAAAGCGCGTTATATTAGCCGCTAAATCAATTGTAATTGACCCAAGACCCGCCATCACTTAATACCTGCTCTTTGTTGCTTGTCCATCAACGCTCGCAATCCACCTTCAACTTTGGCACGTGCCTTTTGCCTTTCTGCCTTCGCTGTCTCTTCTGGGTCAGGCGGGGGTGCCTCCCCTACCTGCTCAATCTGGGCGAACGCCATCCACTCGCCAAGCTGATAGCTGCTCAGTCTCTGCAGCAATATGTCCGGGTGAGGGTATCCCAGTGCCAGACACAGTCTAAAATAAAACCTGCGCCGCCACTGGGGTCTTAGTTTCCCGCCAGGTCCTCAACGTCAGCATCCGAAAGGGCATTGAGCCGTTGTGCAACTGTGACAACACGACTGAGCGCAGACGCTGACTTATTGCCCAAGGCAACAACATCTGCATCATCAAACACCCGCTCACCATCAGCGTCCACAACGGTTAACACAGCCAGCTTGGCTCTCACGTTATCTAAACGGTCTTCAAGCGGCTTGTCTTTATTTGATAACAAATCACTCTCGTACCTGTCGCGTTCCTTTCCGGTCATTGTGCGCACCCAAACGGTTGTCCCCCACTCAGGAACATCAACAGGCTCTTTTACAAGATCGTCACGCTCAAGAATCGCATCTCTTAATCCCATAATATTATGCCTGTGTTATTGATCCTGTGACGCGCAGAGTAACTGATGCGCCGGTTGTAGCGTCAACTGCGTTGTTTATTGAAAATCCCTTTACAAGAGCGGCAAACGTCCAAGTTGTGGGCGCTGTGTCTGTGAAGGTTATCTGATAATTTCGCTGTGTACCTGCTGAACGGTCTGAGCGCAACTGTGCGTGAATCGTGTTAGTCGGCAGATAGCTTATGTCTAGCGTTATATCGCCCTCGTCCTGAAGCCCCAGTTTAAACTCCTTACTGGTGCTGCTCAGGTCTGTGACGTCAATCTCGTTTGCCTGACCTCCGGGACCGTCAATACTCTTTACCTCGGTAATCACCGTAAATACCTCTGGGCCGCCCCCGTCACCAACGGCAATCGTCATGCCCTGGGATGATAATGCTGATGAACTCATTTTGTTATGCCCCCTATAATGTTTTAATTATGAAACCAAACCGAATAATCTGATATAACCCTGTACTGCTTTTGCGCATCTTCAAACTGCTCAGTCTCAAAAATATGCACAGCCTCGAAAGTAGTAGCTGTGGTCATCGCTAATCTTACCTGCTCCGCAACCAATAAGCTATCCATATGCGTTGCGCCCCAACTCGACACCCTTATGCGCAGATTCTCTACGCCGGCCCCGCCCGCGTCTGATAGTGTGCCGACTCGGCTGGTACCTACGCTTGAAAACACCGCTGCTGGCAGCACCGGCTTCTGCGGCAACACTGTGTTGTGTAGATTGCCCGCAATTAATGTCAACAAACCGAGGTGGCTATTGAGTTGGGTGTATATGGCTTGGGATGCGGCTACACTCATTGTTTTAATGCCTTTAACTTAACCAACCGGTTGATTGACTTTTTCAAAGCAAGTATAATAGCGTCATTGGCTATAATCTTAGTGGCCTCAAACGCTGGGGTCAAAAACGGCCTTGCCGATTTCTTGCTTGTGCCAAACTCTACCATTCGCCAGTACCAAGGCGTGTCCACTTTACGGTTATCAACCAATACGCCTATACGCAACTTTGCGGCATCTCTCAAAAACCGCTTTTTCTCCGCTCGTATGACAATACCACGCTTCAGCGTCCCCGCTGTGTGAACCCATTCTTTGCCCCGCAGCTTGCGGGTGTAACTGACGCCAACAGCCGCACGTTGAATGGCTGCTGCTTGTATTAGTCTCGCTCCTTTCCTCAGGGCCTTGCTCAGCTCTCGCTTGCGAACCTCTTTGGGTAAGTCGCGTAAAGCCCTGCGAACCTCTTTCAACCCAGTGATCTTTATTTTATCATCCATCAATCCGCATCGCCATCAAAACCATATTGCCTGTGGGTGTTTTGGGCGGCAATACTGACTGTATATCGTATATGTCTGTGCCGTGAACAACGCGCATCTTTGCTGACGTAAACTTCAATGGTCGAATCAATATCTTATTGGTCACCTCGGCTTGCATTTGCTGCGCCTTAAAAAATTCTGTGCCGCTCAACGGCTCAATACTAGCCCACACTTGCGCGTATGCAATCCAGCCCTTTATTGGCTCACCAATAGAATCCGGTGATGCATTGTAGTTTTCTATCGTCACAAAATGACGCAATTTGCCTGCCCGCTGTGCCATCACACATTCATCAGTTTATACGGTGCCAGCATAGCATCAACAGCAAAGGGCATCTTTGACATCTGCACACCGAATGATGTTGCCTCACGATTCTCGTGCATGTGTGCAACCAATAGCGATATGGCCTGCTTTATTGGCTGCGGCACTGATGCCGCATCCGCATACCCGGCTGTGAACCGTATGTTTACGGCCTTTGGATAAAACTGCGAAAGCGGATATGCGCCGCCTCGTACCGGGTACATCATGCCGTTGTACTGCTGTTGCGTATCCACCACATAATTGACTGACGCCCATGTCTGCAATACGTCATCGTGATCCTTATATTTGACGTAATCAATAGACGCCAGCGGCGGGTAAGGAAATATAATCGGCCTATACGATAACGCGGTCAAATTGTCGTCAGAATCCGTGTACACCGGGAAGTGCGACAAAAACATATCCCAGGTCTGCGTCATTATGGCGCGTCCCAGGATCCGTTCAACCAATTGTCGGGCCGCTTTTATAAGTCCGTCAATATACGCATCTTCAGCAGTGTCAGTCACACGCATGTGCGTTTTGGCCTCTGCCGTTGTTATTGGCTCTGCCGTAGGCTCGCCCACGAGTATCAATGACATGACACGCTACTTATTAGTGTTATTGTCTTTAGCCTTTGCTGACTCTGCAGCTTCTTTAGCCTTTGCTGACTCTGCAGCTTCTTTAGCCTTTGCTGACTCTGCTACCGGGTCCACTGCCATGTTACGCTTAATCCATCGCCTTGCTGATGCTGCTGATAACTCTTTGACCTGTCCGGCTTTGGCCTTAAACTCCACCTTGCCTTCATGATCAACAACAGACACATCAACCAGGAATTTTACTTTTTGTTTATCGCTCATTACTGTCTCCAATAAACAGCCCCCCAAACACAGTGCTTGGGGGGCTGTGGTTTAGACGATTTCAACAACCGTGGCCAAATCGTTATCCGACGCGGGTGCGTACCGGGGGTTCATACCGATAACAAGCACGCCAAGGATCGAAGCCGCTGTGGCCACCGTAACACTAAGTGCTGCGTGGTCAAAGTTGTTATTCATATCCAGGTCTTCAGCTCGCAGGTTAACGATAACCTGGTTGTTATCGTTGCTTGCCTTAACCAATTGGGTGATTGCTTTTGCTGATGCCAGCGCCTTGCTACCTGTACCGGCTGAATCTGTAGCCTGAACCACTGAAGCGTCAACCGTGGCCGATGCCCCCAAGGAACCGGTTAATATAACAAACATAACGGATTCAAATTTAGACAAATCCGCATAGTCAGTCGTGACTGTCCCGGCAGCTACGCTTGCCGGGTCAATGGTGCCAATTACTGCGGCCCGTTCTGATGGTAATGTATTCATGACATATACTCCAAGTTATTTAATTAATGATCGACTATGCGCGGGCTGCCAGCGTTACAAACGGTGAACGGGTGTTTGGCCCATTCTTCGGCTGTATTGGAGCATCCAACCACGGCTGACCAGCTACGCGGAAAATGAAGCGGTATGCCATTACATCGTAGTCAAACCACAGATGAATTGACACGTCTGTGCGGATCCCCTGTGTCTTAATAACACTCATGTACTGCGATAAGTCCACCAGACTAATGTCCCCAGCGTCACCGAGTGTTTGCGCGGCTTCGGTGGGTATAACTGGACGGCCCATCAAAGATGCATACGGTGATGCGCTCAAGCCGCCTGGCGGCAGGAACACAGGGGTTGCTGTGGCTGACGTCGGAAAGCCCATTGTCATCAGTTGCGGCTCAATGTCCTGATTCACCAACCAAACCGAACTGCCCCGGCTGGAGGCCAGCATGCGTGAGTACATATTTACAATATTTTCAAAAACAATCGTATCAGCAACCTGGCCTGCTTCTTTGGCTATTGTAATCAATGCACCAGAGTTCATGAAACCAAGCGGCATACCGGCACCTGTGCCGTTGACGATTGCATTGTTGATCTTAAAATCAAACTTCTCAGGCACTTTTTTGCGCAGATACGAATCGACAGCAGATGCGTCATCCAACAGTTCTTCAGTAACCGGCACCAGTGCTGTGAGCTTGTTCAGTCTGACCTGATCTGATTGTAGGCTCAACTTTGACTGGGCTAACTGATCTGCCTCGCCCTCCCAGTATGCCTGAATACCACCAGTGGTGTCCCAATTTGATGTTGTGTCTTTTGGCAGCACAAGACTATTGGAGTTGGATGTCATACCATCAGTACGGCCCAGCAAAGATGTCTCAGCCATAACAGCTTCCATGATGGTTGTGCGGAAATCCGGCGGGACCAAATAACCGCCGTCAGCACCAACGCCCTCAGATGAGTACGTTGTTGGTGCATTTTGCATCAATCGCGGGTCTACCCGGCCCGCGTTGTTAGGCATTGCCGCACTGCGTACTGACAGCGCAAAATCTCCAAACGATTTAAACCCCCACTTGCCTTTTTGTGCGGCTGGTGCTGGTGCCATGTACGCGCCTCGGTGCCTTGGTGCAGCCTGCGGGTCCCCGTCCTGCGGGTCTGCAACAGCCTGCGGGTCTGTTTGTCGACCCAGGCGCTGCTTCAGTGATTCAGTTTGATTATTGATGCGCTCTCTGCGCTCAATGTTGGCCTCGACTTTTTTAAAGTCAACGAAAACGGCATCAATTTGGTTTTGCTCATCCTCAGTCAACTCTCGACTCTCTGCGTCTGCTGCTGCCTGAATAGCTTCGGCCTGCTCATTAAGATCCAACAGTTGATCCTGAAGATCCTCAATTGTTACTGCGTCAGCAAGCGCATCTGCGCCAAATGCGGCAAGCAAATGTAGAATTGCCAGATCAAAAAATGTATGTTGTTTCATTGATATTACTCCAAATTAAGTTTAATTTTACAATTGATTGCTGGCAATCATAGCTGGCGCGATTTCAACGCGGCTCGCATCTTCACAATCTTATCGCTGGCAATAGGATTGTTGTCACCGGCTATGTTACCCCCGTCAAGGGGTGTAAGTAAAGCCTCCGGGGGGTGCTTAAATCTGTCAGCATGAACCTTTGCAGCAACTTTCAACTCAGCTGTGATAAGGTCAATGAATCCGTGTGCCAGCGCCTCCTCAGCTGTCATCCAGGTTTCTGCCGCCATCAACGCATCCACGTCGGAACGTGCTGCGCTAGACCTGGCCACGTAAGTATCGACCAACTGCCCCCGAACCTTATCAAGCAAATCAGCCTGATCGCGCAACTCAGCAGCAGACCCAGCAGCAACAATCCAAGGGTCATGGATCATGAACATGGCGTTGGCTGCCATATTAACCGTGTCCCCGGCCATCGCAATAATTGATGCGATTGAGGCTGCCAATCCGTCAATAGCAACGTTAACCTTTGCTGGATGACTTATCAGTGTGTTATAGATAGCAACCCCATCGAACACTGAACCTCCCTCGGAATTTATGTGAACGTTAAGGGTTGTAATGTCCCCCAGCGCCTTTAGCTCTGTTGCAAAATCCTGTGCGCTTATGCCCCCCAGCCAACCTGCCCCGATTGTATCGTATATCAATATGGACGCTGTTTGATCACCCTGATTTTTTATGTCTATTTTAACATGGTCTTTTTTCATTTATCTATCCTCAAATTATCAATTCTATTGTGCACATGCTCCATATAGCGCTCCATTTTTTCATCAAACTTATCCATTTTCTTTTCCAACCTACTCAATGCGCTCTCCATGCTGTTCGCGCACGACTGTAATTGTTGTGCTGTTGCGTATAACTTTTTGTCCCCGCCCAACCTGACGCCTATGAATCTTACAACGGCAACTAAAACAACCACAAGCCCCATCACCAGCTCCTGTGCCCACCTTGATAAAAATATTATGTTATCGCCATCTGGTGCGTGCATCTTCATCCCCCGAACAGCTCTGTGAGCTGATCCTCTACTGGTCTAAATACTGGTGTTGCCTCATTATTATCGTGCGCAGATAGTATCGCTAATCTGGACAGCGCTATATTCTGACTCGCCCAATCAACTATGTCAACGTCTGCTCCAGCGGCAGCAATAGGTGACTCCAACGCTTTTACGGAATACCCAATATGCTGGTTATAAAACTCATCCATCCACATCAGCAAACCACTGCGGTCCCCGGAATATCGCTTCAGCGCATCAACAGCTCTGTGGGCCTCGCGCCTCTGAATACGGTCCAGCGTTTCAAGCACAACCTTTTGTTGAGCAGGTTGAGCAGGTTGAGCAGGTTGAGCAGGTTGAGCAGGTTGAGCAGGTTTATCTTCACCAATTTTCTGCAGCGTTGTCTGATTTGTCTGCACCAAACGCTTATCACCATCAGCACCAATGGGGTTTTCGTCCTCAAAGGCCCGCACCTCATTAATTGAATACACCCCAAGATTCATCATTGTCTTATACCATTCAGACCGCGTTTTCAGATCTCCACGCAACAATCCATTAACGTTAATCTTAGTGTACACCCTATTGCGCAGTGACGGGCTTACCAGTTTAACAGTAGCCTCCAACTCCAGTCGTTTTATCCAAGGCACCAATGAATCAGTAACAAACTCAATTGCCTGCTGCTCTATGTTGTTAAATGTTGACTGCTCCATCTCCATTAGCTTGTGCGGTGGCACGCCGTACCACCTTGCCACCTCCACAACAGTGAACTTGCGTGTCTCAATGAACTGCGCGTCGTTCGGGGGTATGCTGGTGGGCAACCACTGCATACCCTCCTCAAGTATCAACGGCTTCATTGAATTAGACGGGCCGGCGTGATTACTCGCCAGCGATTCGCGCAAATGCGATATTGCCGTATCCCCCAACGTATTTGGATGCGAAAACACACCGTTAAAACTCGCGCCGTTTTCAAAAAATGCGGCCCCAAACTGTTCAGTGGCCATCCCCAACCCAATAGTACGCGCCGCGTGGCCAATAAC